AGATTTATTTGAATGATTTAGAGCCACTTTAACGAGTGGCTTTTTTCGTAGGCAACTTGTTAGATTAAAATATAGTCATATATTTGTTTAGAAATTAACCAACTATGGATGCACTTACAATACTATCAAAGCACCACAAAGAGTGGGTAGGCATAGTGAAAGGCTTTGGCGAAGTAGACTATGCAGATGATGTAGTGCAAGACGTTTACCTCCGCTTACATAAATACGAATACCTCGAAAAGATAATCAAAGACGGAGAACCAAACAGAGCTTTGATGTGGATAATGCTTAGAAACGCTACTCATACGAATAACAAAAAGTATTTTAAAGAGTTAATATGTGTAGACGAGTTGAGAGATGTGGCAGACGAAACACCAGAGGTAGAGAAACACGAAGCATACGAAAGATTAGACGCAAGAATAAAACAAGAGATACTGAATTGGCATTGGTACGACACTAAACTATTCACTCTCTACCTCAAAGAAGATATGTCAATGAGAGACATTGCAAGCGAAACCAACATCAGTCTTACATCAATATACAACACACTAAAGAACTGCAAGGAGCGTCTAAGAGAAAACGTAGGAGACGATTGGGAGGATTTCTTAAATAAAGATTTTGAATTAATATAAAACATATGGCAAAAAGAAAAGCAAAAGGACTTGGAGATACGATTGAGCAGATTACTGAGGTAACTGGTATCAAGAAGTTAGTAGAATTTGTAGCAGGAGAAGACTGCGGATGCGAGGAGCGTAAAAAGAAACTCAATGAGTTATTCCCGTACAGAAACACGAACTGCTTAACTGAAGAGGAATACACTTGGTTAAACGAATCAGGAGTACTTACTCAACAAACATTCAGGCCTACTGAACAAACGAGATTGATTGCAATTTACAACCGTGTCTTTAACTTACGTCAAGAGCCTACATCTTGTGCTTCTTGTTTCCGTGAGATTGTAATGAAGATGCAAAAGGTATTTGAAGAGTACAAAGGATGAGATACTACATATTAGACTACGGCAAAGATTTGATTGAGTACGCTCACTCTCTATCCGAGAGGATACGAAAAGACGGACACCACTTAATTGAGTACTTCACAGATGCTGATGGTTTAATGTGCTTAGAAGAACTAACAGAAGACGAATTCTTAGACCACTTTAAAAAAGTAAAAGATGCCTTTACCAACCCCACTACCTAAAGAACAAAAAGGAGAGTTCCTCCAAAGATGTATGATTGATGATACTATGGTCAGGGAATACAAAGACCAAGACCAGAGATACGCAATATGTAGAAACCAAATAGAAAAACACGAACTAACAAATGGCAAAAGTAGGAAGACCACGAAAAATAGATAGTCCTGAACACCTATTAGAACTATTCCAAAGCTACAAGAAATGGGTAAAAGAAAACCCAAGATACAAATACACCCTAAACCAAAGAACAGGAGATATGGTAGCTGAACCTCTTGAATGTCCACTGACAATGGAGGGCTTTGAAGTCTACTGCTTCAATAAGTTTGACTTGACAATCGAACACTACATAAGAAATACTCAAGGAGCATACGATGAATTTTGCGGTATCTCTACACATATAAAGCGAGAAATCCGACAAGACCAAATCAATGGAGGCTTAGTTGGGCAGTACAATGCGAACTTAACCGCACGTTTAAACGGACTAACTGAGAAGACTGAGAACACCATCGTAACAGAGCAACCGCTATTCAACTTTAATGTTCCAGGTAACAACGGCAATTCATAAAATCTACGAACTCCAAAAGAGAATCAAGATTATTCAAGGAGGTACGTCAGCAGGAAAGACATTCGGAATCCTGCCCGTACTTATAGACAAGTGTGCCCGAGAAAAAGGCTTAGAGGTTTCAGTAGTTGCTGAGACTATTCCGCATTTAAGGAGAGGTGCTTTAAAAGACTTCCTGAAGATTATGCGTTGGACTCATAGGTATGTTGAAGACCGATTCAATGCAACGCTACTGAGATACGAATTTGCTAACGGAAGTTCAATAGAGTTTTTCTCTGCTGATAACGCATCTAAACTTCGAGGTGCAAGACGTGACATCTTATACATCAACGAGTGCAACAATGTAACCTTTGACGCTTACTTAGAGCTTTCCATCCGTACAAAGAAAGAGATATACTTAGACTTTAACCCTGCCAATGAGTTTTGGGTTCACAAGGAACTGAAAGACGAACCTGATGCAGATTTCATCATCCTTACCTATAAAGATAACGAAGCGTTAGACGAGAGCATTGTCCGTCAAATAGAAAAGAACCGTGACAAAGCAGCTACAAGTTCTTACTGGGCTAATTGGTGGCGAGTGTATGGTCTAGGAGAAGTAGGAATGCTTGAGGGTGTAATCTTTGGTAATTGGAAAGAGATTGACAAGATACCTGATGATGCAAGATTGGTAGGCATAGGACTTGACTTCGGTTACACGAATGACCCTACTGCAGCGATAGAAATCTATAATTGGAATGGTCAACGAATAGTAAACGAAATTGTTTACAGAACAGGTATGCTTAACTCGGATATTGCTAAGGTGCTTCCGTCAAGCGTTACTATCTACGCTGATTCAAGTGAGCCGAAATCCATAGACGAGATTAGACGCTACGGAAAGACGATTAAAGGAGTAACGAAAGGCAAGGATTCAATCAACTACGGGATAGATGTTATGCAACGCCAGAACTACTTAGTTACAAAGCAGAGTACAAATCTCATCAAAGAGCTGAGGTCATATTGTTGGGATGTAGATAAACACGGAGTAAGACTAAACAAACCTGCAGGAGGAAACGACCACGCTATTGACGCACTTAGATACCACGAGATGGAAAGTCTCGGCTTAAATTCAAACTATGGACAATACGCAATCCGATGAGTTGCCTAAAATGAAAGCAGTAGTAGAGGAGTACATCTACAACGAGAAAGGCAAAAAGGTCAAGATAGTCTTTGACGACATCTACAAGATACGAATGCACTCACAGATGCTGGCAGCAGCGTACGCCTATGTACTACAAAAACAAGAACAAAAAGTTAAATAGATATGGAAATCCAAGTAAAAGTACCAACCTCACTAAACGAAATCCCACTTAAGCACTATGTGGACTTCTTGAACGTGCAGAAAGGTTCAAACGATGAAGAGTTCATTGCTCAAAAGATGATTGAGATTTTCTGTGGCATCAGGTTATCGGATGTGGCTAACATCAAGCTGACGTCACTCAATGAAATGGTTGCTCACTTTACAAATTTATTCAGCCAAAAGCCAGAGTTCACACAGACGTTTAAAATCGGAGATATAGAGTTTGGATTCATTCCTAACCTTGAAGAGATTTCTTTCGGAGAGTATGTCGACTTAGAGAACAGTCTACAAAGTTGGGAGACTTACAACAAAGCTATGGCAGTAATGTACCGACCTATCAAAAAACGAAAGGGAGACAAGTACGAAATACACGACTACAAACCAAGTAAAGACCATCAGGAGTTGATGCAGTTCGCTCCGCTTGATGTTTGCATAGCAGCATCGGTTTTTTTTTACAATTTAGGAAACGAGTTATTGACGGCTACCCTGAACTATTTGGAGAAGCAGATGAAGATGGACAAGAACCTATCAATGACTTTAGCGAAACAACTCAATTTGCAAAACAATGGGGATGGTATCAGTCAATATATGCACTCGCTAAGGGAGACGTTACAAGATTCGATGAAGTTACCACACTTCGACTTACTAAATGTCTCACATATCTCACATTCGAAAAGCAAAAAAACGAAATTGAACAACGACAACTCCAAAGACAATTAAGACGATGACAGGATTTTACACTATAACAGAAGCTCTACAAACACATTTCAACAATGACGTGTTAGTAAACACCGTTACTGAGGGCGATATCTTCGAGGTAGACTTAAACAAGCAGACTATCTTTCCGCTTGTACACGTAATGGTCAACAATGCGACCTTTGAAACTAACGTAGTACGCTTTAACATCAGCTTGCTTGCTATGGATATCGTCAACATATCAAAAGACGAAACCACAAACATCTTTAGAGGCAACGCAAACGAGCAAGACGTACTTAACACTCAGTTAGAAATCTTAAACCGTGCTTATGCTCAAATGCTTCACGGTAACCTATGGGATTCTAAAGTAGTAGTAGACGGCAATCCTACTTGTGAACCGTTTACTGAACGCTTTGAGAACTACTTAGCTGGTTGGACTATGACATTTGACGTACTGATTCCTAACGAGGTCACTATCTGCTAATGGAAAAGAGCGAAGTTCAAAAGGCTTTAGAGCGATTTAGAGACCACGTTGTGAGCATCTCTAAGCGTAACCTTACAAACAAGCAAAAGAACTCATCTAAGAAGCTATATAACTCAATTCAAGGCAAGGTAAAGGCGAACCCTAATAGCTTTGAAGTAGAATTTACAATGGAAGACTACGGAGTTTTCCAAGATGCTGGTGTTTCAGGTACAAGAAAGAAGTACAATACTCCTTACTCATATAAATCTAAGATGCCACCGCCTAAGGCGTTTGACAAATGGTTGGTAAAAAAGGGTATTGCACCACGAGACAATGGCAGATTCACTTCTCGTAAGAGTTTGGCTTTCCTGATTGCAAGAAGCGTATATAGAAACGGAATCAAACCAAGTTTATTCTTTACTAAACCCTTTGAGGCAGCATACAAAAACCTACCTCAAGAGTTAATAGATAAGTACGGGTTGGATGCGATAGAGTTATTCAACGAACAAATAGACGAAATATTAAGAAAAAATGGCTAACATATTTGCAAGAAGTCCTTACATCATAGAAATAAACGAAACGGGGCAAGTAGAAACAAAGATTGAA